TTAACCCCGCCAAGCCTTCTCTCCACGCGCGGGAAAACTTTTTTGGGGTTGGGGGCACAGGTTGTTTTAAGGATAATAAAAAAATGCGCAGGAAATCAGTACAATTCGTTGACCGCCACGGCTCTTCGGGCTTCGGCTTCGGCTCTTCGGGCTTCGGCTTCGGCTCTCCGTCACCTTCTTCCGCCGGTTCGTCACAGGGGGGGGATTTTCCTTTGATGGGAAGAAGGAGGAGCCCGAATCTGACGAGGACGAGATTCGTGACTCGCTGGACACCGGCAGCGGGAAGAAGTCCAAGCGGCGGACCACGATGTGTACGGAGCTCAGCAAGCGGTACGAGTACCGAAGGGCGTTCAGCGAGGTGCGCCTGCTGGAGGCGATGAGGTATGTGAGGCTGGAGGACGGCGTGAACTACAATTTCATCACCGCCGGAGACGTGGACAGTACCAGCTACCTCAAGGTGGTTCTCAATCAGCATGACCTCGACTACCTGCTCATCAGCACCTGGGTGATGAGTGCTGAGGATGCCTTCCAGATTTTCGAGTGGTACAACGCAGGGCGCATCAGGAAGATTGACATGTACTTCGGCGACATCTACCCTAACCAGTACAAGATGGAGTGGAAGATGATCCGTGAGTTCTATGAGCAGCACCCCGAGGCTGGCAGGGTGGCGGTGTTCAGCAACCACGCCAAGATATTCGCCGGCTACTGTGAGGAGGATTCGTTCTGGTTCTCCTGCCAGCTGAGCTGCAATGCCAACACCAACCCGAGGACTGAGCAGGCGTGTCTGCAGGTCAATCGTGGGCTGTGCGAGTTCTACATCGAATATTTCGACGGAATCAATTCATTTAAATTCGACAGATACGGATGAGTGAGAAAACCATGGAAAACAAGAAGATCGGGAAACAAGCCCAGAAGAGGCTTGACGAGATTCCGCTCAAGCGGGATTTCCTGGTCGCCCTGCGCGCGAGCAAGGGCATCATAGAAGCCGCCTGCAACGTGGTCGGCATCGGAAGGAAGAAGTATGAGTATTGGTGCAAGAGCGACGAGGATTTCGCCGCAGAGGCGCACTACATCAATGAGGCGCAGATTGACTGGGTCGAGAGCAAGCTCCTGAATGGCATTGAGGCCGGCGACACCACAGCCATCATCTTTTATCTCAAGACAAAGGGCAAGCATCGTGGATGGACGGAGAAGCCTCTGCCTGAGAAGAAGCCGAAGGATGAGAATGAGGAACCCGCCGGCAATGACCACAGCAAGGAGTACAGGCGCAAGCTTAATTCGAAGAAGACATACATCATCAGGCTGCTCAAGAAGGAGGGCAAGTATTCCTCTGAGCTCTCCATGATGGTCGGGGAGGTGGCGAACACCTATGTCCAGCTGGAGGAGCTCCGCGCCGAGATGAGCCGTGGCGACTACAAGAAGGTCAACGTGCAGGTGTCGCGTGAGGGCAATGAGCGTTATCAGCTCAACCCGATAGAGACCAGATACACGGAGCTGTCGAGGCTGCTCACCAAGCAGCTCACGGCAATCGGCATGACCACTGAGTCCAAGGAGCGCAGGAGTGACAATGACAATTTCTCCGAATTCATGAGTAAGCTAAGGGAGGAAGGAGATGGAAAGCCTCAGTAAGTCGGAGCTGCGCAAGCTCAAGGACGGCATCGCCTCTGAGCTCACATCGATGAGGGACAGTCTCTCGTCCACCTACGGCCATGCCCTGCAGGACACCGACCCGCGAATCCTCGCCTATGTCCTCAAGGTCATTGACGACCCAGACGGGCACAACCTCTATGAGCTCGCCAAGGTGCGCCGGTTCTTCCACCTGCTCGACCGCCACCAGTGGAACGGCAGGCGCGTGAGGGCGAAGATCCGATTCTACGAGATGATACGCTTCAGCGGCATGCAGGGACGGCAGCGGTACAAGCTCACGCCAGTGCAGTGCTTCCAGTTCGCCCACATCTTCGGGTTCTCAAGGGAGGACGGCAGGAGGCTCATAAGAACGGCCTACATCTTCGTGCCAAGGAAATTCAGCAAGACAACCTTCGCCGCCTTCCTCGCCGTTGACGACATGCTCTTCGGCGACAACAACGCCGAGGCTTACATCGGCGCCAATTCCTACGACCAGGCTAAGAAGTGCTTCAATGAGGTCAGGGCCATCATGTTCGACCTTGACCCCAAGCAGAAACATTTCCGCATCAACCGTGAGTCCGTCTCCTTCCGCGACCGTGGCCGTGACAGCCTCATCCAGTGTCTGACAGCCAATGCCAGGACGAAGGACGGACTGTTCGCCTCACTCGCCATCCTTGACGAGTATGCGCAGGCGAGGGATACAGGCACGAGGAGCGGTGGAGACCTCAAGAGCGTGCTTACCACCTCCATGGGTCCGAGGAGGGAACCACTCACCGTCATCATCACCACCGCATCGGACGTGATTGACGGAGCATGCTACCAGGAGATAGAGGGATGCAAGGCGGTTCTGCGTGGCGAGCTGGAGAACGACACCCTGTTCGCCGACCTGTTCCTCCCCGACGTGGACGATGCGGAGGATGACCCACGCACATGGGCGAAGGTGCATCCCCATATAGGAGTGACCGTGCAGCCTGACTTCTACGAGGCTGCGTGGAAGGAGGCGCAGATGTCCTCACAGGGCATCAGGGATTTCCGCAACAAGCTCCTGAACATCTTCGCCGTGAGCGACACCAAGACATGGTTCACGCCTGACAAGGCGAAGACCCTGCTTGGCGACTGGGATGTTGATTATCTTGCCGATGACCGGACACGGACAGACCTTTATGGGGATTCATCCGTCAAGCCCACCGTGTTCGTCGCCTTCGACCTCTCCGTCCGCGATGACTTCTCCGCCGTGAGCTACACCACCTACAGCCCCTTGCGCAAGTGCTTCTATTGCCACACGGACTATTATTTCCCCGAAGGCGCGCTCGCTGGGCATCCCAACCGGGAGCTGTACGCCAAGTGGCATGATGATGGGTATCTGTCCTATTGCCGGGGAGACAAGATAGACACCCGGAAGATTGCCGACGACATCATCCGCCGGAGCCGGTTCACCAGCATCGTACGCATCGGGTACGACGCATACAAGAGCCAGGAGCTGGTCAATACCCTCATAGCTGGCGGTGCGAGGAACCAGCTGATGCCTTACAAGCAGACATACGGCTCATTCAACCTGCCGGTGGAGAGCTTCGAGCTCATGGCGTGGAGTGACCCTCCGAAAATCGTGCTCAATGACAATCCAATCAACACCTTCTGCCTTTCCAACTGCGTGATTGACGAGGACAGGCTTGAAAACAAGAAACCAGTGAAAATCACCGCGACAAGGAAGATTGACGGAGTAATCACGATGCTGATGACCATCGGTCAGCTCAATTCCTACGAATATTGATTTTTTATTGAAAATTTCCTTATAAATATTTGGATTATAGAATATTATTCCTTATATTTGCCAATACAAAGGATAACACTCTAATACCATTGAGGCAATATGGGGATTTTTTCCAACATATTCCGTAAGAAGAAAAGGGAGGGAAATCTGAATGTGACCACCGGATACCGCGGTGCAGTCACGTTCGGTTCAGGTGCACCCGTACCTGTGACAGGCGACAGCGCGCTTGAGGTGACAGCCTACAAGCGTGCCCTTGACGTGCTCTCCGGCAGCGTGGCAAGGCTTCCGTTCCGCTTCTGCAAGAGGCAGGGCGGGATATACGTTGATTTCGAGTCCTCCCCTCTCCACTACCTGCTCACCGTCCAGCCCATGATGCGCATGAGCGCGTTCGACTTCAAGTACCAGCTCGTGTGGCGTGGCTTCCATGACGGCGACGCGTACATCTACCCACGCTTCATCGATGGGGAGCTCGCCGAGCTTGTCCTCCTCTCCCGCCACAGCTGCGCCTATGACGAGATGAACGGCAAGTACCATGTGGCCGATAGGTTCAATGGGGTCAGCGGCGATTTTAACGAGAGCCAGATTCTTCACATCGTTTTCAACTCCACCGACGGTTGTAAGGGAACACCCCTCTGGCAGATCGGCGCGAGGGCGTTGAGCATCATCGCCACCGGTGACCGTGAGACACTTGAGCGATTCGACAAAGGCGGCATCATCCGTGGTGTGCTCACCAATGCGCAGACGCTACAGCGTGGCATGGGCGAGTATTCCGTTCCGGAGATGACAAACCTTGCCAGCGACGTTGACCAGCGGTTCCAATCAGGCGAGAGGGTGGTAGCCCTGCCGGGTGATGTCAGCTACATCCCCGTGAGCAGCACGTCGGCAGACCTGCAGTTCCTTGACAGCCGTAAGTTTGCAGTCAACGAGATTGCGAGGCTGACGGGTGTTCCTCCGATGTACCTCTTCGACATGACAGGCAGCAACTACAAGATGCCTGAGCAGGCGGACACCGCCTACCTCACCCAGACACTCGACCGGATCCTCACAGCCATCGAGGGAGAGTTCCAGCGTAAGCTGGTATCCCAGTCCATGTGCTGCAAGCGGATCTTCAAATTCGACCGAAAGGCCATCTACGCCATGGACTTGTCGGCCATGGCTGACTACGAGGCCAAGATGATTCAGAACGGAACGCTTACGGTCAATGACGTGAGGAGGATGGAGAACCAGCCACCTGTCGATGGGGGAGACCTCGTTTACCTCTCAACCAACCTTGCGGAGATCGGGAGCGAGAAGCTGAGGAATGCACAAGAACAGGATTCAGAAGGATAACACACATATTTACCATGAAAAAACGCAACATAGCTTACATCGGAGGTCTCCGCATCAGGGAGGCTGAAGGGGGAGGTGAGAGCAGGACTATCGAAGGCAACGCATTGCTGTTCGGTGTCCGCTCCCGCCTGCTGTGTGACTGGACGGAGCTTTACTACGAAGTTCTTGAGCCGGGCAGCGTCACCAAGGAGATGCTCGACCGCCAGGACATCAAGCTCACCATGTTCCACGACCGCCAGCTCATCCTCGCCCGGAGCAACCAAGGCAGGGGAACCCTTCACTACGAGGTGGACGAGGAAGGTGTCCGCTTCTGGGCAGAGATGCCGAGGACTGCGGACGGTGACAAGGCTCTTGAGCTGATTGCCCGTGGCGACATCAACGGATGCTCCTTCATCTACTCGACCGACGAGAGGGAGGATGCGGGAGCCGTCAAGTACGAGTACATCACAGACGAGGATGGCAATGACTGCCTGCTGCGCCATGTGCTGCGCATCGAGAGAGTCTATGACTTCACCGTCACTCCCGACCCCGCCTATGAGCAGACCAGCGTCACCCGTCGCGATGCTGAGGACTGCGGGCTTCCCAGAAGGGAATCCTCCGACAACGCAGAAGAGACTGAGGAGGAGACCGCAGAAGAGCCAGGAAGCGCATCGGAGGAAGACACCGAGACGGAAGAGAACCGTGAGGATGCCTCAGAGGACGTGCAGGACGAGAACGGGGCAGAGGACGGAGAGGAGACCACCGAGGACGAGAACGGCTCTGAGAATCGCCGTGAGGCGTTGAGAAGCCTGTATGACATCATCCGCCGCAGAGTGTGACAATAGCACCTAATTTTTGAGAAAAACGCGATAATTAAAATAAGTCTAACCAAGGTAAAGAGATTGTTTTTATGGAAAAATTCGATTACCGTGAAGCCTGTGAGCGCATGAGCGCCATCAAGGCTCGTCTGAATGAGATTGCAGACAACCTTTCCGCTGACAAGGAGCGTGAAGGACTCACCGAGGCTGAGACCATGGAAAGCAAGAACCTCAAGAGAGAGTTCGAGATCCTTGACATGAAGCTCAAAGCCAACACCCCTACAGTTGAGGTAGCCCGTCAGTCTGACGTGGCATCCGCAACCCAGCAGATCCGTGAGCACATCAAGAACGGACAGCGTTTCGAGCTCCGTATCTCCCGTGCGGTAGCTGCAGGATGGGGAGGCAACGCATCCGGCTACGCCAACCCTGCCACCTCTACCAATCCAGCTCCGCTGACCATCCATGACATCGTTGAGCCGCTGTGGAAGAAGAACATCCTCAGTGCCATCGGCGCACCGCTGCTCACCGGTCTTAAGGGCAACCACCAGTGGCCGGTAGTGGAGACCTTCTCCGCCACCATCAACGACGAGGCAGCCGCCCTGGGCGACACTCAGATTCCTCTTTCCAAGCTCATCGCCAAGCCTGAGCGCATCGGCATCGCAGTGCCTGTGACCCGCGAGGCCATCCTCGAGACCGACGACCTCATCCAGGTGGTCGCAACCCAGTACATGCCTGCAGCCGTGGCTGAGCTCATGAACAAGATCATGTTCAGCCAGACAAAGGTGACAGGTGCCACCAACCTCTTCGGTCCGTTCGTGACCACTGAGATGAAGGCAGGCCACAACATCACCTTCGCCAAGACCCAGGAAGCTCCGGCTCTCTCCGACCTCCTCCGCCTCAAGGCAGTGGTTCTCGCGGAGAACGTTCAGGCCGATGGTATCTGCTATGTGATGAACGAGACCACAAAGGCACTGCTCGAAGGCACTCCTAAATGGGAGGGCGCCAACGAGGCAGTCATCCAGAACGGCCGCGTGAACGGTGTCCCTGTGTTCAGCACCAACCACGTTCCTGACAACACCGTTTACTTCGGTGCCTTCAAGTACGCTCCTCAGGGTCTGTTCGGCGACATGACCTTCATCATCGACCCTTACACCCTCAGCCGCAAGAACGCAATCGACTTCGTGCTGAACCTCGACTACGCAATCACCGTTCTCCGCAAGGAGGCGTTCGCAGTCCTCACCAAGGCAGCCAGCTAAACTCTTCTCCCTCACTCCGCCCGGAACCGGGCAAGGTCAGTCCTGCCCGGTTCCAACCTAACACCCAATCGCCATGTCAAGCATTGACCTCTCACTCTTCAAGACTCACTGCCGGGCCGACGACTTCGCCGGCGACGACTCCTATCTCCAGCACCTGCTCGACACCGCAGAGGCGCACATCGCCAATGCCACCCACCGTACGATGGAAGAGCTGGAGGAGATGGGAGGCGGCGAGCTCCCTCTCCCGGTTGTCCAGGCCATCCTCCTCACAGGCGGGCATTGGTACAACCAGCGTGAGAGCGTGAGCATCGGCCAGATGTCCCCGGTACCAGAGACTGTCCTCGCACTCATCAAGCCATATACCAAGCTGACCTATGAGAGCGGGGAGTCTTAAACATAAGCTGCGCATCCTGCGCCCAGGATATGTCACTGACAAGTTCGGAGGCAAGAGAAGCACCTGGACGGAGACCGCAGTGGTCCACGCCGAGCGGGTGCGGATGTCCGGCAGACGGAAGCTGCAGGACGGCGAGCTCTCGCCCGACTATTCCGTCGAGTGGAACATCCGTGATGCCCACGAGGTGCATGAGAACTGGAGGGTCGAGCAGCTTGGCGGCAACCTTTACACCGTAACCCACATCATACCTAATTACGACCGGGGGTATCTCACCCTGGTATGCGACAAAGTCAATGAGTAACCAGCAAGCATATCTCCAGTTCGAGGAGGGCATGGAAGTCCTCACCCGTCAGCTCAATCCGGCAGGCATCCGCCAGTCGGTGCGGTCGGACTTCCCGTCCGTCAGCGAGCAGGCGAGGCAGATAGCTCTTGGCAAGCTCAGGAGCTCAGGGGTTGACGTGAAAGGTGACCGAAGCGACTGGGAGTCCTCACTCCGTGTCCACCTGTATTCCGGTGGCGGCGGTTTCATGCTGACCACAGCGGGAAGACCCGCGGGCAGGAACGGTGAGGGCGAGAAAGGCATGCACCGCAACCGCTTTTTTGGCAAGAGAGGCAGGAAGCTCCCTGTGCTCCACTTTCTGGAGGCTGGGACGACCGACCGAAAGATGCGTGGATGGACGAAGCAGTCCACGGGGCGTATCAGCCACCCGCTGAACGTTCTGCCTGCGACGGAGGCATCCATCGTCCAGCTTGCTGAGAGGCTGGTTGTGCAGAGTGCGGAGAATTTTTTGTCAAACATCAATTAACGGGATATGTCAACATCATTAAGCGCAGGACTGATTGTCTATGACCTGCTCTCCAAGAGCGAGGCGGTGATGTCCATCGCCACCCGTGTTTTCCCTGTCATCGTGCAGGAGGATGAGGATGTGCGGATGCCGTATGTCTGCTACCACCGTGAGCGGATGGACCAGATGCCGGTCAAGGGACATGGCATAGGGAGCGATACCGTGCGAATCGTCGTAGCCTGCTACGCCAGCGACTACGCTGAGAGCATAGAGCTCGCTGAGGCTGTGCGCACTGCGCTTGACGGCAAGTTCGACCTTGTGACGGTGGATGGTCTGACCCTCCGCTCGTCACTGCTCATCGACGCCCAGGACTACGCTGATGATGAGGGCAATTTTGTCCAGGAGTTAAGTTTCAATTTAAAAATATAAGACCATGGCAAACACGGATTACATCAATGGAAGCAACCTCCTGCTCATGGTGGGAGAGAAGGCGATAGGTCACTGCACCAGCCACACGCTGACTTTCAATTCTGAGACCAAGGAGAGAGCCGTCAAGCCGCCAGCCAGCGAAGCCGCCTCAAGCGGACTCTGGAAAGGCAAGGGCGTGACCGGCTTGAGTATCAGCATTTCCGCTGAAGGCTTGCGCTACACGGGCGAGGCTGAGAACGGATTCGAGGAGCTCGGCCCACACTGGGGTCAGGGAACCTCCGTCACCGTCAAGGCTTTCAAGCGCGGCAGCGACAGCACCCCTTACGTTCAGGGCAGCTTCATCATCGCAAGCATCGAGGAGACATCCCCAGCTCAGGATGACGCCACCTACAGCATCTCGCTTGAGAACGACGGAGAGCCTACCATCTATCCAGGCAAAACTACTGCTGGAGGCTAACAGCAATAAACACCTACGCGCATGAAGAGCTTCGACATACAGATCAATGGAGAGATGTACCCATGCGGAATGACCATGGGTGCATTTCTCGATTTCAAGCAGCAGACGGGTTACGACCTGTCGAAGGCTGACATCTCTGACATCTCCGACAACATCACCCTGATGTGGTGTGCGGTGCGCAGCACCTGCAGGAGGGAGAAGAAGGAATTCAACCTCACGCTGACCGAGTTCTCCGACGCCATTGGATTTGACACGCTCGCCGATTTCCAGAAGAAGCTGGCTGAGTATATGGGAGGGAGTCAAAAAAAAATGACGGAGAAGAAATAGACATACACGACATCTACGGCTACGCCGTGGGTGTGATAGGCTTAGGCACGGATGAGTTCAGGCAGATGAGCATCGACGAGTTCGACGCCGTCGCCAAGGCTTACCGTGAAGTCAGGGAACAGGAGTATCATGACGGCTGGGAGCGGATGAGGGTGCATGCATCCATCTGCGTCCAGCCGCATGTGCGTAAGAGGGTCACTCCCAAGACGCTTCTCCGCCTGCCGTGGGACGGTGGTGAGAAGAAGCCGGTGACGGAAGACCCCGGCAGGGATGATGCGATGAGGCAATACAATGAATTGATCACACGGCTGGAGCAGTCCGGTCAGATAAAAAAGCAGAGACATGGCAAAACATGACATTAAGATAGGGGTCAAGGTCGGTGTTGAGGGTCAGGAATCGGTGACCTCAGCCGTCAAGAGTGTCGGCGACCTCAGCAAAGCCCTTGACAAGGCATCCGGTGATGCCGGTGAGTTCTCATCCGGGCTTCGGGACATGTCGAAGTACACGGATGCCTTCGACAAGATCGCCGAGTCAAGCAAGCCGCTGAAGAGCCAGCTCCGTGAGATGCAGAAGATTCTCGGAGAGATGGAGTTCAAGGGCTTGTCTGGCACTGACGAGTTCATCCGCATGGCTGAGCAGGCAGGTGGCATGAGGGATGCCATGGATGATGCGGCTGCGTCCGTCCGCTACTTCGCAGATGACATCAAGGGCATCTCCACCGCAGTCGGTCTGTTCGAGGGTGTGGCAGGTGCCGTGTCCCTCGCCCAGGGTGCGCTCGCGCTTTTCGGTGACGAGAACAAGGAGTTTGAGGAGACGATAAAAAAGGTGCAGGGAGCCATGGCTCTCGCCAACGGTGTGCAGCAGGTGGCGAACACACTCAACAAGAACTCCACCCTCGTCATGGGTGTGGCGAACCTGCAGAAGCGTCTCGCCGCCAAGCTCGCCCGTGACCACGCCACAGCTGTGATCGGCGAGACCACTGCGACCAAGGGCGCGACCCTCGCCACCAAGGCACTCAATGTGGTGCTGAAGGCGAATCCAATCGGGCTTGTCATCACTGCCATCACCACGCTGATTGGGTTGTTCGCTATATTCCGTGGTGAGACTGAGGAGGCGACAACCGAGCTCGGTAAGCTGGAAGATGGCAGCAACGACCTCAACACCGCCCTCGGAAGGCAGATGGAGGCGCAGGAGGAGACCGGAAAGTCCGCCGGTGAGCTTATCGGCAAGTATGAGACGCTGAGGATGAAGTACCTCGCCTGCAAGAGCGACATGGAAATCACACGCTTCCTGCAGATGAATGTGGACGGCTTCGACTCGCTCGGACTGAACATCAAGACCACAGCAGACGCTATGGATGTGTTTGTCAAGAAGGCACCCCAGATGCGCGCAGCCCTCATGCAGATTTCGGTTGCCAAGGGAATGCAGAAGGCAATGGAGGAATATACCAGCCAGTGGGCAATCGAGCAGGCAAAAGCACCATCTACGTTGCCAAGTGTAAGTGAAGGCTCCCGTTTTAAGGTGAACCGAACACTGAGCGGTCGTATCATCGCATACGGTGACGATGAGGGCTGGCTTAAAAAAGCGGGGATAACCCCTGATATGTTTACCGATTTCAATGGCTCAGACAATACAGCCAGGCTTAACGCACAAGGTCTCAGCTTCGCGCGTAATTATATCATCAGCGAGAGAATCAAGCTTGAAAATGAGAGGACAGATCTGTTCAACGAGACCCTTAATAAACTGATGGATTCGTGGATGAAAGCCGAGGAGCGGGCAGAACAGATGGCTCGTGCCACTGGCATCAACTTTTTTAACGGCGAGATTATATCGTCGAAGAGCACCACGCCATCAGCGAAGTCCGGAACGCCTAAGACCTTGAAAAAGGACGAGATTGCCAAGCAGTCTAAAATCAAGCCTCTTCAGGATGCCGTTAAGAAGGAGCTGACCGAGCTGGAGAAGCTGGAGCAGCAGCGTGACGAGCTCCAGAAGAGACTGCAGAACCCACGGCTCACGGAATATGAGCGAAGCGAGATTCAGGGCAAGCTTTCCGAACTCCAGGAGGAGATAGAGTTTAAGCGTAATTGGACTTCCGAACGGATGTATGTCTTGGATCTTCCCGCAAACGCTTTCACTTTTAAACTTGACGGCGAATTTGACATCGACAAGCAGAACTTCGAAAAGACGATGAAAGACTCCGTCGAGCAGGTATCGACAACCACCACGCTCAATGTTGACCCGCGCGATTACTTCACACCGCTGCAATGGAACACCATCCAGCACAAGGAATCCGCCCTCAGCAATGCCCAGACAGGCATCTCCCAGGTGCAGGGCTGGTTTGATGCCGGAATTATCGGCAGGGATAAGGCTCAGGAGCTGATTGATGCCTTCAACACCCAGCTCAAGATTGAGGGTCTTGACCCGATAGAGGTCAAGCTCGACGCCGAGGATGCCAAGGCTACGCTGCAGGACATCGGAAGCATGTGGAGCAGTGTGAAGGGAGTCGGCGATGCCGTAGAGCAGCTCACCGAGGGTCTGAGCGGCAACCTCAGCGCATGGGAGACCATCAAGCTCGTCATGGACTCGTTCCTGTCTGCGGCTCAGGGCATCGACGGCATCATCCAGTTGATTGACCGCTTCACCGAGTCCACCAAGGTTAGCAAAACGACTACCGAAGCCAATACAAAGGCTACGCAGGAGAATACAACCTCCACAATCATCGACACGGCAGCCACCAAGGTCAAGTCTCAAGCCAATGCGGGTGAGGCTGTCACCAATGCCACCAAGGAGGGCACCAAGGTAGGGTGGCCTGGTCTGCTGTTCGCCATACCTGCGGCACTCGCAGCCGTAATGTCTGCCCTTGCGATGGCTGGTGCTTTCGCAGAGGGTGGTATCGTGGGAGGAACGCAGAAGCAGGGAGACCGCCTGCTTGCCCGTGTGAACTCAGGCGAGATGATTCTCAACACCCGCCAGCAGGCGAACCTGTTCCGTCTGCTCAACTCTGGCATTGACGGGCAGCGGGTGAGGATGCCGAGGGCGTTCATCAATCCACTCGCCGTGCAGCCCCAGCAACCGCAGGCTGTCAGATTCGAGATTGACGGGCGTAAGCTGGTAGGTGTGCTGAGCAATGAGACCACCATTTCAAGCCGTTCCGGCAAGCGCACGAATATTAGAATATAATTCACTAATTATTTGTATTTTCAGATGATTTTTCTTAACTTTAAGGCAAAATCAGGATAACATGTTTCTGCACGGAAAATTCATCAATCTGCAGGGCGCAGAGGTAGAAGTCCGCATCCTCACCCGTGGTGACGACAGCCGTGAGCTGGTCATCGGTGAGGATGGGGGCTCCGTCTTTTTTACGGACGACCCCGTGGAGACTTCCAGCGAGGTGAACGACACCTTCGACCACCTGCTGCGCTCGTCCTGCACCATCCGCCTCCAGTCGAGGGACTACATCCCGGAGCTGTACCAGCCCAACTGCCTCGACACCGTGGTCAACGTGCTGAAGGACGGCGTGTGCGTGTTCGCAGGATATGTCGAGCCGCTGACCTACTCACAGGGTTACAACGAGCTGTATGACGACATCGAGGTGAACTGCGTGGATGCCCTCTCAGCCCTTCAGTATCTCAACTACGGAGGAGTTGGGGAAGCTGGCGTTGACTATGACCAGCTCCATGAGGCAGCCACGAGGAAGACCTTCATGGGCATCCTCACCAGTGCGCTCGCCAAGGTGACGGAGAACCTCATCATCGGAGACGGGACGATCCGGTGCCTCTACGACCGAAGCAAGGCTGTGGACGAGACCACCGCCCACCGTGACACCGTATTCAGCGACATCAGCATCTCTGAGCTCCTTATGCTCGGTGATGACGAGGAGGATGTGTGGACACTCCAGGATACCGTGGAGGAGATGATGCGCTATCTCAACCTCCACATCGTGCAGGAGGGATTCACCTTCCGCATCTTCGACTGGGCATCCGTCAAGGCTGGCTCAGCCATCTCATGGCTCGACCTGCTCAGCGGGCAGGCGGTGGCGGGCACATTCGCCGACGTGGCCATCTCTGAAGCCAATGTCGCAGACACGGACACCCAGCTTAACATCGGAATGGTGTACAATCAGGTGACCGTCAACTGCGAGATAAAGGAGATCGAGGACTTGATTGAAGACCCGCTGGATGATGAGTCGCTCTCGTCGGACTACGACAGCTATGTCCACTATGTCCGCGAGTACGACCTTCGGGGAGATGACGGGAACCTGTTCGCCCGGATGGCCGATGACGACGAGACCGCCCTCAATGACAAGGCGACGAGGACGGACTGGTATATCCAGGCGATGAAGGTCAATGGGTGGACATTCCCGATGACATCAGCCCTGCTCACGGCGGATGTCTCAGAAGTGGGGACCGGCTGGAGCAATGCGGACAAGGACATGGACATCAACGCCTTTTTCAAGCGGAAGAACACCACCCCGTCGGGGATGATGGTTGACCAGGAACTGGTCATGGACTGGGTTGGAAGGCATATCACAGCTGGTGTGTTCAAGGTTGGCAGTATCAAGAAAACACTCGACGGCAAGGATAACTCCGTGACAGGCAAGCTCGACCTCAAGCCACTGCTCTATGTGTCCTGCGTGGATGCCGCGAGGGCTGACAATACAAGCAGACCATACGGCATGTATCTCGTCCACCGGATCGCCGACACCGCCTTGCCGGATGCAGTTCTCAAGGAAGCCCAGCCGCTCGCCATCTACCATGGACCCGGTGCGGGCACACTGCTGACTCCCGCAGATTCATTGACCAAGAACTACATCGTCATCAGCGGCAAGATGGTGCTCAACAGTCCCGGCGACTCCTATGTGGACACTGACCACAAGGGGTGGATTCCGGGTCGTGATGAGAATGACATCACCTGCTATACCCGAAAGTATTACAAGACATCTCCAGCCTATTACAGGCAGGAGGAGCGTGACGGCAAGCGGTACGAGGTGTATGTGCCGAAGTCGGAGACCGCCATCGACCCAGCTATCAAGTGGTGGGGGCTGTACCCCTTCTCAGGCGACGACCGCAAGTATTACAAGTACAAATACAGCGAGGTTGGGGAGAGCATCGACAAGGTGAGCAAGGTGTCCCTCCTTGCCTGCATGCTGAGAATCGGCGACAAGGTGCTCGTCGAGGACGGCATCAACAAGGATTACATCAGCAACGGCACAATCAGCGACTTCCACTGGTACGACTACAAGCCGATGGAGGAGTGCGAAGATGAGGACGAGTACTACGCCCAGTGCTTCTTCATTGGGATCGACCCGAAGATTGATGACTGGCAGATGGGGCAGGAGTTCGACATTGCCAACAACATCGACTTTTCGATGGGTCTTGGTGTGGAGGGTATGGCGGTTCCAATCACATCAGCTGACCGCATATCGGGTGATGTCGAGTTTACGATTCTCGGTCCCGTCAACAACTTATACAACAACTACACCCGCCGTCACAAGACATGGTTCAGGAGTGAGAAGTGGACACATACGGAGCAGCAGATGCTCCTTAACGCCTCAGCTGTCATCGTCAAGGACTTCAAGATGCGGGTCTATACCGACAGCGGTCTGCTGACCAACACTGAGGACAACGACCTCGCCTATGTGAGCGACACGGACGAGAGCTTTGTGAACAAGAAGGACAACATCACCTTCCGCTTTGTCTCCGCCCTCACGAGGAGTGAGTGCGCCGCCCTTGGAGTGACCAACAGGCTGCACCTGTCCATGCCGTTCGACGAGTCTGCCGGTTGCGGCATCCTCAGCATCTACGACCGGGTGCGTGACCTCGTGGAGAAGCCTGAGAAGCTCTATGTCGATGCCTATTACCAGGAATACCACGAGCCGAGGCTCACCATCACGCAGACCCTCCGTGACAGTCAGTCCGTTGACGCATTCAACCATTACCGCCTCCCTGCGGCAGGCAAGGACTTCTATGTCTATGGCATGAGCCGCAACCTGATGGCAGGCGAGGTGACACTCAACCTTAAAGAGATAGAGCCATGATAGATGTCAAGATAGTCAAGAAAGCAAAAGGCACAGCCACCGCCTCATCAGGATCGGGAGGCAGCTCCAGCGTGACCGTCACCCAGCAGGGTACGGTCAACGATGCCCGCCACGCCAAGCAGGCGGATGAGGCTGCCATTGCCCAGCGGGCGTACAACGCCGACAACGCAGACCGTGCAGCCTATGCGGACCGTGCGGGGATAGCTGACCGTGCGACCTCGCTCAGCCCCGATTCCCCGGAGTTCGACAAGTTCCTCCGCAAGGACATCGATGACGAGGCGGCTGGCAACGTCACCTTTGACCAGACCATAGATGTCAAGGGCAACACCACGCTTGAAGGGAACCTTGACGCAAGGGGGAGCGTCACCCACGGAGGCACAACCGTCCATCAGGGGCAGACCACCCACAACGCCCTTGCGAGATTCAATCAGGATGCGGAAATCCCGGCAGACTCCACCGAGAGGGTGACGGGCACAATCAAGTTCATGGCTCCCCTCTCAGACGGAGCGGAAACCACACCACAGGAGAGAGGCTACATCAACGGAAACGGAAACGCACAGTTCCAGACGATAGATGTCAATGGAAGAGCCGACATTGAGGGAGTGGCTCATATCCACGAGCTCATCTCAGAAGCCGTGACAGGGCAAGCCGAGGATTTTATCGACGGCTATGACGGACACGGACTGAGAATCTGGAAGGAGGAAGACCCAGTGTCCGAGAACAAGTACAAGTGGCACATAACGGCAGACTACCTCACCATCCGCCAGCAGATGAAGGTCTTTGAGCTCTTGATTCAGAAGATACGCTCCACTGGTGGTACGATTGTGGTGAGCAACGCAAACGGAAAGGTCAAGTCCGTGAGCAAGAGCGTTGACAACACATGGAGGCTTACCTTTGAGACTGGGTGCGACTTCGCAGTGGGCGACATCATCAGATGTCAGTCGTGGAAGAACATGCGTGAGCAGGGCAGCCATGTCGAGACATCAGCATGGACCGGCAAGGTCTATGCCGTACAGGGCACGGGCGAGGATGCCGTGGTCATCATCCCCGACACGGCGGAGTGGTTCTCAGGCTCAACACCCAAGGAGGGCGACGAGTGTGTGCAATGGGGAAGCACCAATGAGGCAAGGCAGAACATCATCTACATCACAGCTGCTGAGGGTGACAACCCTGCTGTCGATATGCTCGGTGAGGTCACTGGTCCGGGAACGGGCAACCTCCATGTGAGGATTGGCAAGCTCGACGGCATCGTCACCGGCTCTAATGTCCTCGTTCCCCAAGGCTGGGGACTGTATGCGGACAATGCGTTCTTGAAGGGCAAGTTCGTGCTGGAGAACGGAGACGATGTGTATCAGCGGTTCGCCCTTCAGAACGGAAGGCTGGAGAGCACTATCAGCGAAACGAGGGCACTGACCACAGGAGACTCCATCATCGCCAATCCTGCGTTCTTGGATGGATTCCAGCCGTGGAACTATTATCATGTCACCTCACAATCACTTTCTGACGGAGAGGTCATACTCTCTGACGGAGAGAAACTGCTGAGCGGTGTGGGCGATGCCACCAAGTATGTCGGACTCGTCACCGAGGGCATGAGAAGATTCGTGCGGATAGTTGACAACGAGTCCACCGACCCCGACATCGGCATAGAGCAGGACGTCACCTTCATGCGTCAGGTGGAGGGCAAGAAGACCGTGGAGCTGAGCTTTGAATACCGAATCCATGAGAGTGGTGACGTGCTCATCACCTTGGATTCCTACAAGAACGGACTTGTGGGTTCGCTCTCCACGGAGAAGACCTCTGACCTCTATGGACTCCAGTCGTCTCTCGTCAAGGACGGCGAGTGGCACACGGCGAGGGTCTATGGAACGTATGTGTCGGGCAATGGAAACATACAAGTGTGCGCCAAGGGCAATGTCGATTTGTCCGCTTTCCAACTCTACGAGGCTGTGGGTGTTCAGAGCCTTTCAACCTCCATTACGCAGACCACCGAGCAGATAAGCCTACAGGCTGAGAGGATTACTCTGCAGGGGAATCAGATTGTCAGGATGAACTCGTCCATCAATGAACAAGCAGACCAGATTACGGCTCTTAGTCAGAAGGTGGTGACTGATGAGGATGGGAAAATCACGAATATCAGCACGGCTGGGCTTGTGACCACGGACAACATGGCGGGGCAGATGGCGAGCAATGTTTCCGACCCCTATGTGGCGAGAGCCTTGCAAAAGACTTATCCGACCAAAGAAGACCTTGCGCTCTATGTGCTTAAATTCGCATACGACCAAGCCTTGCAGACTATCAACACGGAACTTGCGAACCGCTACACGAAGGAGGAGGCTGAGGCACTTGTTGAGGAAGGCACATCGGGATTCATCAATGAGGACAGTCTCGCAAGTATGTTCAGCGGTTACTGGACTTACTGGAAGTACACCGACGAGGGAGCATCCACCTATTTCCCTGGCTATGCCCACGATTCCGAGGGATTCATCATTGATGGCGATGGTAACAGGCAGCTCAAGTACAACGTGTCGGCATCCATCAGTACCTTCAATTTCGTTGAGTATGCCAACGAAGGTGAGACCTGGGAGGATGAGCAGGGTGTCACCCACACCTATATGGAGGGTGAGATAAAAGGTGGAATACAGTTGCGAGCCGACATGATTCAGCAACTCGCAGAGACCATTGAGATAAAGGCTAATCAGATACTGATTGAGAGTGGCGAAGTCATCTTCCACAACGAGAACGGCTCGTCATCCATGTCGCTCAACACACGCGGAGACATCGTGTTCAGCGGTGTCACCCACAATCAGGAGCAGATAATCAACACCTCCACAGGGGTCAATGCCGACCTCATTCTCAACTCGTCAGATTCCGACACACTCCCTTATTACTGCGGACTCTATGTCGGCAATCTTCCGAGCAGTGGCTTGCTTGACACGTTCGATCTGCTCATGTGCGGTGACATCATCAGAGTCAAGCAAGGCAGGGTCGGACACTCCTACATCATGCCGTTCTACTTCCCGGAATACAACACGGCGAGGGTCGAGGGTGGTGTGAGGTACGACCGCAACGGAGACCTGCTCAACTCCAATGACTGGCATATCGCATGCCGTACGAAGACGAGGAGCGGTGGAACACTGCACTACATGACACTTGACGAGATGCTCAAGATGGTCGGCAGGAGAATCACAATTCTCTTTGAATATAATGATGCCGGCTCTGCTATCTACAATCTTGAGATGTTCCGCATTGACGGAGAGTATTTCCAGGACAACGAATACCACGATGGGCAGATAAGCGTCCGTGGGGCACTTGTCGGAGACCGCATCACAAGCACCCTCGCAGTCCACTATGAGCTTTGCATGGGAACGTACAAGAACCACAGCGGAAATTTCGGCACTTGCCTCTATTGGCATCGTCTTGGAGGCACGAGCGGAGACCTCACCGATTGGAATGACTTACCTTAACACGAATCACTATGGCATACGAAGAAGAATTTGACTTTCAGCCTATAGAGCAGGCGATACAGGACGACCTCGTTTCCAATGCCCTTGACGTGACCTCCACCCCTCTGACCGAGGACACGGAAGCCACCGTACAGGTGACCGCAGTGGAGCAAGGCATACCGAGGATGCGGAGGATGAAAATCTCCAAGCTCACCGAGAATGCCGACAAGGCGGCGAGGGAGGCGAAGGGCAAGGCAAACGAGGCTCAGACGGCGGCAAGGAAAGCCACAGATGCCGCCACCGAGGCGATGTCAGCGGCTGAGAGTGCGCGGAGTGCGGTGACTGCCACGCAGACAGCCATCGAAGACCTCCGTCAGATGATTTCCGCCTACTACCAGCAGGCGGACCAGAACGTGAAATTGAGGCTCGTTGAATTGGCTCAGATGGCAGACGAAGGGAGGTTAGAGGTTGCGGTATCTGCCGATACCACACAGCTCTTCGAGTACTTTGTGGCTGTGACAGGCTACACAGGCTCTTACAATGACTTCCTTATCCTGCTCGGACAGGGAGGAGGGGCAAGCATCATCATCGACACGTCGCTCTCGTCCACAAGCACCAACCCAGTCCAGAACAAGGCTATAAAGACCGCAATGGACGGAAAGCAGGACGTGATTAACTACCTCACGAACCAGGAATTAAACGAGATGTTCAACGATATTTTCAACACATAAAAATTATAGCTATGGCATCAAATTATGACGGCAACAAAGGAGTTAACGGCAATGGCTTGCTGTACTTCATCGGTAAGGTCAAGACATGGATTGACACTTACTTTTTAAAGAAGAACCTCGGCTCGTCCAAGGCGAGCAAGGTGGTGGTCACTGACTCTTCGGGCAATGTGGATGTGAGCACCATCTCGTCCACGGAGCTGGGGTATCTCAGTGGAATGAACCAGAACATCAAAACGGCACTTAGTAACAAGGCTAACCAGACGGACTTGACCGACCTCGGAAACTCATTCGGCACCTTCTCAACGACCACCGTCCCGAACACCTACCAGCAGAAGATTAAAGTCGGCACGGCTGATTCGGGAGCGGTGAAGACCATCTCCGCTGGATTGAACACGAGCATCACAATCGATGGAACGACCGCCACAATCGCCTCCACCGACACGAAGATGTCGAACAAGTCCTACACGGCAGGCACGGACACCAAGGTGGTTGTTGGAACGAAAATCACGGGCAACAACACCCTCGCGGACACGCAGAAGACACTCACCGCAGGCGCAGGCATCTCCATCACTGGAACTACCTCTGCGATTACCATCGCCAACACCTACTCATACACCCTGCCTGTAGCATCCACCACACTCGGAGGTGTAAAGCTTACCAATGCTGCTGGTTCGCAAGGATTAGAGATTGACAGTAACGGAAACATCGGTGTCAAGTGCGGTTACTCGGTCACATACGATGAATCTGACGGAACCCTCAACGTGGCAATCTGGTCGGGAGGCGGATTGGAAATCAGAGAGCCGAGCAGCGGCAATTACGGACTCGCCATCGCACCATCCCCAGCCCTCACAGGAACACCTACCGCTCCTACTGCCGCCACAAGCACAAACACAACACAGATTGCCACCACGGCATTCGTACACGCAGCCATCGAGAATGCCGACATCGGTGGAAAGACCTACCAAGGGAACATCGCATCCGAGTCTGCTCTGAAGACCATCAAGACATTCAAGCAAGGTCAGTACTTCACCGTCTCAGCCGCATTCACGTTCGCTGACGGCTCATGGGCACTTGGAATCGGTGACATGCTCTTTGTAAAGGAGAACTACACATGGGCAAGTGGCAACGTGGACGGAAGCAAGTTCGCAGCCGTGCAGGGCAACAACGACTATCTGACGAACTCGGAGCTTGACGCCATCTTCACCGAGGTGTTCGGCTCAGCGGCATAAGTTGTTCAGTTCTTTTTATTCTTTATTCATAATTTTTATTAAAGGTTTGTAACTTTTTCTTCGGTCAGGCGGTTCGGGAGAATAGTCTGACCACAAATTAAAAAACTCGCTTATGAACTATAAGGAATCCATAACCGCACTGCTCGAAGGCTTGAAGGGAATCTTCGAGAACAAGACCGCCACGGAGGCTCAGGCAATCGCCTATGCCTCGACAAAGCCGAGCACGATATTCTACACCTCCGACACCCACGCCATCGTGGTTGGAGGTAAAGTGTATGGCAGGAGCAATCAGGTGAGTGCCGATGCTCCGTTCTCTTATTTGCCTGCTGATGTGTCAAGCCCATCGGCTGACCCTCAGTTTGACGTGAACCATGACACCATATACATCCAGCCAATCAAGACTGGGAGTGATGCTGGGAAGATAAAGCTGTGGTGGTATGTCAATGGTGCTTGGACGAGCACTGACACACTTGACTTGGTTCTGCCAACTGAGGCGGAGGACATCACCTATGACCTGACTGCCACTCCTGACTTGGGCAGTGGTGACGTTCAGAGTGCCATTGAGGCATTGGACGGCAAGGTGGAGGAGGTCAAGGAAGATGTGGTGAGGACAGGCTATCTGATTGCATCTTGGGAGGATGACAAGATACTGACGAGCACCACCTATGCCGTTGGAAGCACAATCGGTGAATGGGGCAATGGTGTGAGATATGGCTCTCGTGGTGTGAGGCTTGATGTCAAGGAAGGTGACAAGGTGTTGCTTGACACTTACTCCCCTGCATTGTTTGGTCTGATTTTCACTGATGAGAATCGTGTGGTCAAGGCACTCTATGATGACAGGCGGTTTGACGGAGTTTGGACTGCTCCTTGCGATGGCTATTGCTACATTCAAGATGTGCTTTATCGTGAGAACTACCACTATGCATCTGCCCACGGACACCTTGCATATATGGCTCATGATGCAAGGAAGAGAGTTGCAAAAGGCGGGGATTGGTATAGCGAGTATGCAATGCGGAGAATTACACAAATCTTGCCACTTGAACTTTCATTTAAAAAGACAGGCAGTGGTACAAATGGATGGGTCACACAATTTGTCGTGGATGGAACACAAAATCTTACTGCATTTACTAATGGGCGATTTGTGCTTGTCCTATTTAAATATTATGTATATGAAGATTCTTCATCTGTTGGTTCTATGGCAACAAATACATCAAGTGGTATCGGAACAGTGGTTATCACTAAAGATGGCCACTATACTCCAGGAACATATCAATACACTTATCGTATATATAGGACGAATACTGACAATGCTGGGGGATATATAGGTGCTTATTGGTACGGCGTACCAACCGAACCAAACACCCATGTGAGGTTTGAAAACGTATATTTGCATTCTTCCTCAGACTTTGGCGAACTCTACCAACTTGCCCAGAAGATAATCAATGGAGAGGTAGAGATTGACAATTTCTATGGAGTTAAGGAGAAGGAGGTTGACTTTGTGAAGAATGCCATAGGCTTGCAATCAATCTCTGACCTTGGCTACAACATTCTTGAACATGGGGCTACACTGCCTATTGACGAGGAAGGGTACAAGTATGCCATATCAGAGAAGGCAAGGCAGGATGCCTATTCGAGTGTGTATTTCTACACAGGGAACGAGGATTTGGTCTATATGCCAAGTATTGATTTTACGAAACTTAACAACTCGTTGTATAAATTCTGCGAGGCTGCCAACAACCTCATCACAATCCCCGACATAGTGGCTGAAGGAAAGGTGGTTTCCCTCGGCTATACTTTCAGAAATTGCCGTAGCCTGAAAAGGGTGGGTGACATCAAGATAAATGTGAACAGTATTGGAAGAGCATTTGAAAATTGCTATGCTTTGGAATATATCGGAAGGATTGCCACATTTGACGATGGCATAAGGACATCGGAAAAAACAAATGCGTTCAATGGTTGCTATTCCTTGGAAAGAATTGAGGAACTGAATATGTACAGGTGGGGAGGCAGTGGCTTTAGTGCTAACATTTTTCAAAATTGCATCAACCTCCGCTATTTGCTTATCAAGGGATTTGGCTCTTGGAGTGCGGTGACTTGGAATTTGCAGAATGCACTTACTAATTGGGGTATTCCTAATGACAAGCACCCCGATGCCAGACAATCATTGGTTGATTCCTTGCTTACATACTCATACGATAGGGTGAATGACCCCGACAACCTCGGAACTGCTGGCACTACATGCACAATCACTTTAAGTGCCAATTCCTACGCACAACTGACGGCATCAGAGATTGAGCAAATAACCGCTAAAGGCTACACCTTGACCCATCCTTAAAGCAAAAAAGCCACCCAACTTTCACAAGCGGGATGGCTTGAGCAAAATTAAAAGTTTAATTTTTAATATGTATAACATTGCAAATTTACGAATTTTCAACTTAAAAAAACAAACATAAATGGAAAAATTACAGGCGAAGGACAACTACTGGCTCACGCAAGCCAAGGACACCCCACTCATGGAGAGGGTGTTCGCCAAAGAGGTTGCTCTTGGGGTCAATGATTCAAAGGCAAATTGGAAGCAAATCACCCACAAGGAATACCTTGACTACAAGGAGCAGATTGACGCAATCCATGAAGAGGAGATGGATGAGTTTGCTCCTTTTGAAACTCCACAGGAAGAAAGCGAGGTGGGCGATGAATAGCACCAAGAAACGCAACATTCAAGGCACAATCGTGGCTTTCATCCTTGGCTTGCTGTTAGGTGGTCTTGGCACAATCACGATGGTTGCCCGAGAACTAATGCAAGCCTACAAGTACGACTTTGACGTTGAATGTGATGACATCATCCGCTACTCCATCACGGCAAGTGTGGGGAGCGTGATACAGGTACTAATCTTGACACTATGGATTCTATGAGGGACATACTTGACATTGAGCTCATCCTCACTTATCTCGCTCCGAGGATGGTTCTGATTCTCATCACATGGGTGGTGGTGTTCGCCGCCTGCCTTGTGGATTTGTGGAGCGGGGTGTCAACTGCCAAGGCGGTTCAGCAGAAGGTGTATTCCCATGGGTTGAAGAAGACCATCACGAAGTTCTTCGACTATTGGAAAGTGTGCGCATTCGCATGGATGTTCGACATGGTGTGTTTCACCTTCGACTGGTATTCCTCTCCATATGCATCGGTGCTCATCGCCCTGTGCGTGCTCATCATCGAGGGGAAGTCGGTCATCGAGAACAACAAGCGGAAGAAATCCAACGCTGGCAAGATTGACGAGGTGGCGAAGGAAATCGTGAAGGCAGACAACCTCGATGATGCGTCACGGGTCATCAAGACCATCGCAGAGCTGGTGTCAACAATCAACAAGAACGAGAAATGGAAAGAGGAGGGATAGCGTTCCCTCCGTGCGTTCATAGTTAGTAGTTTTTAGTTAGTTTAGTTAGTTAGAATGTGTTTTCATGACTACGATTTTTTCGGTCAGACCGCCCGTGAGGGTCGCCTGACCACCCATTAAAACGAAAGGAGGCAATTATGGCAACGATATTACTCATAATACTTGGAGCGGTGGTCGGAGCGTCCATCACCCTCTTCCTCGTTGGTGCTCACTCCCACGAGTCGGCTGATTCCATCGCCTACACGGCATCAGCAAGAGCCAAGCGGATAATGGAGGACAACGGAGTCCACCCCCGAAAGGCAGAGAAGATTCGTGAGATTCTGGAAAAGGAATTGCTCAGTGAGCTTACCCACGAATAAAGAAATCCCGCACCATCACTGGCACGGGACTCCGAATTTGTCATAAGTATCTCACGATTCGTCCTTACCCACAAAGGTAGTGAATTTAATCCAATTACGCAACTTTAATCAGAACAATTATGGCTACATTCAAGAAAGGAAGCAAGGGACACTCAGTGACCCTCATCCAGCATGCCCTGGGTATCAAGGCTGACGGCGTGTTCGGAGCGCAGACCGAGGAGGCGGTCAAGGCATGGCAGTCCTCGCATGGTCTCGATCCTGACGGCATCGTGGGCAGCCTCACATGGGCGACCCTCTTTCCCAAGGCTGAGAAAACCAAGCTCGTCAAGTCGGCGAGGAAAATAACGGAAATCATAGTCCACTGCACCGCCACGCCCGAAGGCAGGAACTTCACCGTGGCAGACATCCGTGCCGGACACCTCGCCCGTGGGTTCGTTGACATCGGCTACCACTACGTCATCTACCTTGACGGCTCAGTCCATGAGGGGCGGAACATCCATCAGACAGGGGCGCACTGCACTGGGCACAACCAGAACTCCGTCGGCATCTCTTATGTCGGAGGCGTGGAGGCTGACGGAAGGACACCAAAGGACACACGCACAAGGGAGCAGAAGGCTGCGCTCGTCACCCTGCTGGCTGACCTGTGCAGGCTCTACAAGCTCCCCGTGACCCGCATCTTCGGGCATTACCAGTTCGCAAACAAAGCCTGCCCGTCCTTCCGCATCGAGCCGCTGAGGGATGAGGTGGCGAAGAAACTCAAGGAATCATGAGACCAACCAAAACAGCACTCATCCTCATCATCGCATACATGCTGGCACTCACCATCGTGTATGTCTTGGTGGGTTGCACGAGAACCGTCAAGCAAGCCGTTCAGACGCACGACACCATCTATGTGGAGCATTCCACCACCGACACCCTCATGTCGCATCAGGGAGCATCAGACACCGTGTATCTCGCACGAACCGACACTATCTACAAGGTTGATGTCCGACACGACTCCATCTACCGCCGTGATTCCGTCTATATCCGTGAGAGGGGCGACACCGTGACCATCTACCGTGAGCACTGGAACACCAAGGTGGACATCCGCCATGACACCATCAACCATGTCAAGACCGACACCATCCTGAGATTGAGGCACGACACCATCACCCTCTACCGCTATGCGGAGAGGAAGGACACCTCAGCAGTCGTCAGCCAGTCCGACAAGGAAACAATCAAGGAGCGCACGCCGTTCTGGCTCACGCTCCTCAAGTGGCTCGTCCCAATCGGAGTGCTGGGTGCAGTTGTATGGTTCGTCAGGAAATGGTGGAGGGGGAGATAAGCTCCACCCGCGCATCAAGAGCCCTTGCGATTACGGCAAGTATGTCCAGACCTACGGAGTACCTGCCGTTTTCTGGCTTTTTTACTACATATTTGCATTATTTTATATGTTCTACAACATAAAACGCATTTTTTTCTACCCATTGACGTATTCTGCGACCCTCCTCACCACCATGTCCACCTTTGAGCGGTCATCGGCGATGTATCTTGCTGTCACCGTCTTAGACCAGCTGTGACCAAGGCACCTGCCTATCTGCACCTCCGAGATGTCGAGGTCATTGGCGGCGATGGAGGCGAAGGTGTAGCGGGCGGTGTAGGTGGTGATGTCGGGGAAGAGAGGGTGGTATATTATCTTCCTCCGCTTCCCGATTTTGTCAGGCACGACCTCCTGTGCGCCTATCTTTTTCAAAGCGATGTTCCACCTCCTCATGAACGAGTGGTAGTCCGCCCTGCCGTCCATGACGGAGAGCAGGTGGTCTCTGCCCTTGTACTTCTCGATGATCCGGCGGGCTTCAGGGACCACTGGCAGGTCAACGTATTGTCCTGTCTTCTGGCGGCGGAACACGAACCTGCCGTCCCTGAGCCCCGGTGAGAGCAGCAGGTCGCCCACGTTGACACCGGCAAGGTAGAACGAGAGCATGAAGATGTCCCTGTACACCTCCTGCCACGGCTCCACAGGATAGTCACGGAGCTTGCGGAGCTCGTCAACGGTGAGGTTGTTGGGCGGAATCCTCTCCTCCTTTATTTTATAATAATAAAAAGGGTAGCGGTCGGTGAGCTTCTTTCTTCGAGCCCAGTTGAACACGGTGCGGATGTTGCGGAGGTGGATGGCTATCCCGTTGTCGCTCATCTCCCCATAGAAGGAGCGGAACCCTGCGAGCCAGTCCTCATCGGCGGAGAAGAAGTCCGCCCTTGCGTCATACTCCCTGATTTTCCTCGCCGTCAGGCGGTAGATGCCCGCCGTGTGGTCTGCGAGCCTCCCCGCGTATTCGTCCACATAATCGGCGAGAACCTTCTCAGCCGGTGTCTTGCCGGTGACGATGAGCCGGATGTTCTTCCTCAGCTCTCCCTCCGGCATCCTTGGATTCGCCATCAGGTATTCGTCGAGAGCCGCCACCGTCCTGAGCAGCCGCTTGCCCTTCGCCGTGCTGTTCCACTCCTTCTTCGGCACACTCAGTCCATGGAACCTCTCACTCACCGTGATGCCGGTGGACACGTCAAGCTTAAGCCTGCCGTGCTGCACCCGGACACTCACTCCATACTCGCCGTTGCGGTTCGCCCCGCTCCGGCAGAAAACACTGATTACTGTCTTCATTGATCACCTCCTTCCGTCCTTTCCGGCTTTCGGAAATTTGCCACACATTTGCCACAATTTCGCCCGATTTGAACGGCAAAAAACGGCAAAAAACCGAATTACAAAGGATTTTTTTAAAGAAGGGTCACACCTTGAGTGATGATGGGGTGTCGTCTAAATAGTTGACACCCAGTGCTTTTCTTCGTTTGAGCGGTAGGCGAGGCTCGAACTCGTGACCCTCAGCTTGGGAATGCCCTGTTTTAAGGCTTAATCCTTTGTGCCTTAAGACTTTAATTTGTTAATAGATGTTAATTTTTACTTATTTGCCATAGCGGGTCAGAAATTACCCAGTTGCGTATGGAAATCATCCCATCGAAGAATCTTGATGCCCGCACCCTTCGCATTCAGCTCATCAATCGTCTCCAGCTTACGCCATCCGGCATCCTCTCCGACCAGAACGTAGTCAGTCCTTTGCGACACGTTTGTATCGATGTCTGCCCCTGCGTTCTTCAGGGCGGTTGCCAACTGTTTGCGCTCAACGGGGAACACGCCAGTGACGACAACCTTCTTGTCGTAGAACATACCGGACGGGTCTGCGTTGGTGAGGTCTTTCTTCAGCAGGTCGCCTTGGATCCGCTCGTGGTATTCCGGCTCACTTTTCTCTTTTTGCTTTTTATTGTAGTAAGCTGTCGCCGCGTCATTATCAGGCATTGCGGTGTCAAGGTACTTGAGGAAGATCCTTGCGCACATCTCAGCATCACACCCCGCGTCATGGTGTCCGTCGGTGGGCAGATGGTAAGCTGCGCAGACGACATCAAGTGCCTGCCCGAAAATCTCATAGGTGCAGAAAAAAGGCAGCATGTCGGGATAGTCAATGCCATAGTGCTCCAGGTTCTTCTCCAGCACGTCATCGTCGAACTCCTTGTTGTGCATGACCACAGGATATTCGTCGAAGTACGGAGCAATCACTTTCCACACCTTGTCGAATGTCGGCGCGCCAGCCGTCATGCGTGGTGTGATGCCATGCACTTTCACACAGTTATTGTCGTACTTATTGCCTGGGGGTTGGATTAACTGGCAGACCGTCTCCTTGATTTTCCTGTCCTCGACGACGGTGATGCCTATCTGGCAAGCCATCCTGCTGCTTGTCGCTGTCTCGAAATCGACGGCGATGAAGTTTCTCAATCTGTTTTTATTCATAAGCCTAAAATCTTAGCAGTCCAACAACCTTATAAATACCGAACACGTCGGCTTTACTCACGAGGAAATCCGGATAATCCTTGTTGTAGGACACACACCTGAAGGAGTCCCCCTCGTCGAACAGCCTCTTAATGACTGCGCCGTCCCTTGTGTCCAGGACATAGGTCTTGCCCCATTCGATGAAGCTCGTCACTTTTTTGATGGCTACCTCATCACCACCTTCGAACTTCGGCTCCATGCTGTCCCCTTTGATGATGATGGTGTAGTCATAGGTCGGGAAGTTCTTCACCACCGGCTGCATCTCGCAGTCGTATGATTTTATGGCGTCGGCGAAACCCATCAGGGAACCAGCTGCGACGCTTGTCGGTATCCTCGGACGTGTTTCCTCTACCCGCCCCTTGTCTTCCCATTCTCCAGTCAGCAGCCAGTGCCTGTCCACATCCGGGAATGTGGCGAGTATTTTCTCCAGTGACTCCAATGTAGGAGACGACTTTTCAAGCGATTTAACGTACCGATTTGAGAAGTCGCAGAGCCTTTCAAATTGCCTCACAGATAATCCCTTATTCTCAATTATCTGCTTAATCCTTTGATACACATTATCTTTCATAGTTTCTCTATTTAGACACAATAAAAATAAGATTATGATGTAGAAAATAATCTTCATTATTGTTGCGCGAATGTAGAATATTTTCTAACTTTGCCCCCGGAAACGAAAAAGCGGGCAAGAAGAGAGCTGTCTATGCAACCTCTTACTCTTTACTCATAACATTTACCTCGACTGCAAATATAGGCAGTTTTTTTCTTCCCGCCAAATATTTATAAATAAAATAATGAAGATGAGCGAACAGAAAGTGACAAGAGACGCACTCCGTGAGATGGAATTCGGAATTCCCGTCGTATTCACAGGGATCAACCCGAACGAGGTCGAGAGTGCCCGCGCAGCCTGCTCCCAGATGAGCAGATTGTTGGAATGCCGTTTCACCGTATCCGCCGACTACGACGCCAAGACGGTGACGATAACAAAAACCGCATTATGAAGAAGGCGGTTGTGGCGAGGGTGGAGAAGCTCTGGCTCAGCACAAGGGAGGCGATGGCTTACCTCGATTGCAGCCGTGACTTCCTTGAGACGCTGAGGACATATCCCGGGCTCAACGTGTACAAGCTGGGCAGGTCGGTGTACTACGAGAAGGCATCAATCGACATGCTGATGAGGAAAAATCGTTATTAACAAGAAAAAAAGAATCATGGAAACAATCAAGAAAATTATCGTTGTGCTGCTTATGGCAGCCGGTATAATCCTCCTTATGGGGGAGAGTGAGATGACATGGGAGAGGACGCTCCTGATGAAGCTCATCGGCATAGGCTCCCTTGCCGGGGCTCTACAGCTCACGGCGACATGGAAGCTGTTCAGAGACTTTATTGACAACTAACCATTTTTTTTGTCTTTCATAGCTATTAACCTGTCCTGGAAACAGGTTCCGGCTCGGTGGCTGGCGGCGGTCAGCCTTAGGATCTCGGATTTGCGAATACTTTCTTTCATTCTGCCCCGGGCTGGTTTTACACCCATAATCATTCACCCCGTCATCCGGGAGGACAGCGGGGCAATTTTCAAGAACTTTTAAAAACTACAATTATGAGCGAATCTTTTAAATGGATGCATATAACACCCAATAAGGCTGCTGAGATGCTTCGGCATAATCGTGAGAACAGACCAATGAGCCAAGTCACGGTGGATTTATATGCCAGTCAGATGTTGTGTGGGCGGTGGAGATTGTGCGACAATGACCCTATATGCCTGACTGCCGGAGACGATTATGTATTGCTTAACGGGCAGCACAGATTGCAAGCCGTAGTCAAGAGTGGTGTAGGATGCGATTTCTGGGTTAACACCAATGCGAAAAAAGAAAACTTCGATGTGATGGATATAGGTCACAACAGAAGGGTACATGCAATTCTGCAGATTAAGGGCTATAAGAATACCAACAGAATGGCCTCCATTGTAGGGGCTACGCTAAAGCTCCGTAATGGGGGTATGATTTTTGCTGGCTGCGGCAAAAACAAATCCCCCAACATTGGGGGTGGGAAGAGATTGATGCCCCAAGATATAGAGGAGGAATATCTTAAGCATAGAGATATGTATGACCTCTGTATTCGGCAGGCTGACCTTTGTTATAAGTCCGGAAGGATATGCACAACCAAAGCCCTGGGTGGCTATATGGCGTTCTTGATCATAGATGGAGAGCACGCGCCACACGATGTATTCAATTTCTTTGACTTACTTACCGATACTTCGAAGCCCGCTCCGGTATGTATATCGTGTATTCGGAAGACGCTCTTTAATAACCTCGGCAGCAGCAAAAAAATAGAGGATTCGTTTAAGCAGAGAATGATCATCAAGGCTTGGAATTACTATATAACCGGGAAAGAAAATAAAATTGTGAGGGTAACGGACAGAGATGAGGACATCAGTTTTGTTCATGCAAATTATAATAATTATGAAAATTAAGATTCAAGACAGTTTCAATTTCAGCCTCCTCGACATGGTTTGGGAGGCGGCGAAGACAATTTACCCAGTCCTGATGGCTCAGGACAAGGTCAGTAAGGAAGACATGGCTGCGGAGGTCATAGACTTCACCCATGTGCCTGACGGGAAAGGTGGTCTGCACGAAGACTACCTCGTAGATGAGGAGCTCGTGAGGAAAGATCCTGTGCCTTTTTATGCGATGATGAAAGCCGAAGCTCTTGTTATTGCATTTGATCAGATGAAGAACCCGATACTCGGCGGAGACTTTTACAACGTTGTCGAAGAAGAAGATTCGTCGTCTTTAAAAAATTGATGCTTATGATGGAGATTAAAGTTAATTTGGATGCCTCCCCGAAGCTGGTGGAGTGCATCGCAGGACTGACCGCCGCCATACAGACACTGGCAGGTAAGAAGCCCGAAAAGAGCGAGTCTGAGATAGCGAGGGAGATGCTCAGGACAGGCGGGAATGCCAAATCAGACTCCGCCAAGCTTGACGAGACCACACCGATCGAGGAGCAGAAGAAACTTGCCGAGAAAATCGTGGCAAGGCTCGACGAGGCTGCCGCCGCCGGCTCCCAGACTGAGGAGGAAGGTCATCACCCGGATAAGGAAGAGAAGGAGCTGACCACGCAGGACATCAGGGAGGCGATGGACGATGTGCGCAAGCGGATAGAGACCGATGCCGATGCCAAGGAGAGGTATCACAAGAAGCTGTCAGGTATATTCCGTGCGGTGGCTGAAGGCATCGAGCCGGGGAAGAAACCTTCCGAGCTGTCCAGTCAAACAGGAAGGAAGGAGTTCATTGAGAGGATTGCCCACATCGTTCTCAACAGCGGTGAGCTGATTGAGGAACCACCATTCTAACACCGGAAGCTTATGGCAGCACATGCATTATTGTCACCCTCTTCGGCGCACAGGTGGTTGAACTGCACGGCGTCAGCGAGGCTTGAGGCGAAAGTACCCGACCAGTCCAGCTCATTCGCCGAAGAGGGAACTCTCGCCCACGCCTACTGCGCGAGAGGGTTGAAGAAATTCCTCGGACTGCCGACCGACGGCGAGGATAAGGAGATTGAGGAGCTCGACCGGTACCACACCGGCGAGATGGACGAGTGCGTGGAGGGCTATGTGACGCAGGTGCTCGGCAAGTACCGAAACAGCCTCATAAAGACTCAGGACGCGCAGCTGCTGGTGGAGCAGAGGCTGGATTTCGGCGGCTATGTGCCCCACGCCTTCGGCACTGCCGACGCGCTCATCATCGCAGACGGACGGATGGAGGTCATCGACTTCAAGTATGGCAAGGGTGTCCGGGTGGAGGCTGAGAGGAACCCACAGATGATGATCTACGCGCTCGGCGCATACGAGGAGCACTCCCTTGAGTATTCCATCGAGCGGGTGCGGATGACCATCGTCCAGCCTCGGCTGGCGAACATCTCTGAATACGAGATAGGTGTGTACGACCTGCTGGCATGGGCTGAGAACACCCTCAAGCCGAGGGCGGGGATGGCGTACGAAGGCAAGGGCAGTCAGGTGCCCGGCGACTGGTGCCGGTTCTGCCGTGTCCGGGGAATGTGCAGGGCACTGGCTGAGGACTGTCTGAATACCGCAGAGCGGTTCAGCGACCCAAGGCTCATCTCACCGGAGATGATGGCGAGGGAGGTGCTTCCGAGGCTGTCAGCCATCAAGACATGGGCTGGCGAGGTGGAGGAGTACGCGCTGTGTCAGGCTCTCGAAGGGCAGCAGTATGAAGGGTACAAGCTGGTGGAGGGCAGGAGCGTGCGGAAGGTCACCGACCAGGACGGGCTGGCGGCTGCGCTGTCGGAGGATTTCTCCGATGACGTGATTTACAAGCCGAGGGAGCTGCGCTCCATCACTGACCTGGAAAGGCTGGTTGGAAAGAAGAGGTTTTCCGAGGTGGGCTCGCCATACATCTCCAAGCCGCAGGGCAAGCCGACCCTTGTGCCTGAGAGCGACAAGAGACCTCCGTTCAATTCGGCGGAGATGGATTTCAAGGACATCGAGTTATCGAGTGTTTAAGTATATTTTTGTTTAACCGTTAAAAAGTCAAATCGTATGATTGAACCTAAAGTGAATGACGGAAAGGTCGTGTTCGGTCCTTGCAGGCTGAGCTACACGCACCTGTTCCAGAAGTACGTCGGAAACAACGGCGGCGAGGGAAAGTACCAGACGAACGTGCTCATCCCGAAGAGTGAGAAGAAGACCGTGGCTGCGATACAGCAGGCGATCGAGTATGCGAAGAAAGCCGGTGTGGCTGCCAAGTGGGGAGGCAAGGAGCCCAAGAAGCTGGACATGCCGCTGAAGGATGGAGACCTCGACAAGGATGATGAGGTGTATGAGGGGATGTATTACGTCAACGCCAAGTGCACCACACGTCCGGGCATCGTGGATGTCAGGAAGAACATCATCACAGACGAGGAGGATGTGTACAGCGGGATGTGGGCTATCGTTTCCGTCACATTCTTCCCGTACGACGCATCGGGCAACAAGGGTGTCGCCTGCGGTCTGAACAACGTGATGAAGACCAAGGATGACGCCCATCTGGGAGGACGCGTGTCCGCTCAGGCTGACTTCGAGGACATCAACTACGGAGACGATGATGACGACGACCTGTGATGACTGAGCTGGGAATAGACATAGAGACCTATTCGAGCGAGGACCTCGCCTCCTGCGGCGTGTACCGCTATGCGGAGGCGCCCGACTTCGCCGTGCTCCTGTTCGCCTATTCGGTGGACGGGGGCACGGTCAGGTGTGTGGACATCGCATGTGGCGAGGAGCTTCCGCCTGAGGTGCTCTCTGCACTCACCGACCCCGCGGTCACGAAGACGGCGTTCAACGCCCAGTTCGAGAGGACATGCCTCTCCCGCTGGCTCGGCAGGAGGCTGGAGCCGGAGCAGTGGCAGTGCACGATGGTGGCGGCTGCCCGCATGGGCTTCCCTCTCTCCCTCGCCCAGTGTGCCGAGGTGCTGCACCTTGAGCAGGGGAAGATGACGGAGGGGCGCGCGCTCATCCGCCTGTTCAGCAAGCCTGGGCGTGATGGGAAGCGGAGGATGCCTCAGGACTATCCCGACAAGTGGGAGGTTTTCAAATCCTACAACATCCGTGATGTGGATGTGGAGCAGGCTGTGCTCGCCAAGGTGCGCCGCCTCGGTGTCACCCCGATGGAGCGGAGGCTCTATATCGCAGACCAGAGAATCAACGACCGTGGCGTGCTCATCGACCGCAGGATGGTGGAGAACGCAGCCAGGATGGATGATGAGTACAAGCAGTCGCTGCTTGAGGAGGCGAAGAGGATGACGGGGCTGGAGAACCCGAACTCGGGAAGCCAGCTCAAGGAGTATGTGCGCAGGCGCACGGGAATTGGCGTGGACTCACTCACCAAGGGGTCGCTCCCGGAGCTGAGGCACAGGCTCCGCTACTGGCCTGACCTGGTCAGGCTGATGGACATCCGCGCCCAGCTGGGCAAGACCTCCAACAAGAAGTACCAGGCGATGCTTGACTGCGTTTGCCGTGACGGACGCATCAGGGGACTGCTCCAGTACTACGGAGCTGCGAGGACGGGCAGGTGGGCTGGCCGGCTGGTGCAGGTGCAGAACCTTCCCCAGAACCACATCCCGGACATTGCCCGTGCGAGGGAGATGGTGTGCGGGGGTGACCTTGAGGAGATGGAGCTGAACTACGCCGACGTGCCGTCGGTGCTCTCCGAGCTCATCAGGACAGCCTTCGTGGCGGGTGAGGACAGGACGTTCCATGTCTGCGATTTCTCGGCCATCGAGGCGAGGGTCATCGCATGGATTGCCGGTGAGGACTGGGTGCTGGACGTGTTCCGCCACGGGGGCGACATTTACTGCTCGACAGCGCAGAAGATGTTCGGCGTACCGGTGGAGAAGCACGGAAGGAATGCGGAGCTGAGGGCGAAGGGGAAGATAGCCACTCTCGCACTTGGATACGGAGGCGGCGTGTCAGCCCTTGAGGCCATGGGAGGCAAGAGGCTCGGACTCTCCGAGAGTGAGGAGAAGGACATCGTCCAGAGGTGGAGGCAGAGCAACGCCAGGATCGTCCAGCTGTGGAAGACGCTGGAGAAGGCTGCCGTCAGAGCCGTGCAGGGTTTCGGGCCGGTCACGGTCCACCGGGGCATCACCTTCGAGAAAAGGTGGGGCATGCTCCTCATCACCCTCCCGTCCGGGCGCACCATCTGCTATCCGAGGGCGCGGATTGAGGAGGAGGACGGAAAGGAGTCCATCGTCTATGAGGGGATGAACCAGGTGACGAAGAAGTGGGAAGAGATACGCACTTACGGAGGGAAGCTCACCGAGAACATCGTGCAGGCGACTGCCCGCGACATCCTCGGAGAGGTGCTGCTCAGGGCGGAGGATGCCGGACTCGATGTGGTGTTCCACATCCATGACGAGATTGTTGTCGAAGCCTCTGAGGGGCAGACCCTGCAGATGGTGGAGGAGCTGTTCAGCCTGCCCATCAGCTGGGCTCCGGGACTGCCGCTGAAAGGGGCGGGATATTCAACGAATTTTTATCTTAAAGACTGATTTTGCCAATGAAACTTAGATTCACGAGCATCCGGATCACGAAAGACTGGGTATGGCTGATATGGCGACATGGGATATACGGTATTGAGGTACCCATCTCACGGTTAGCCTTCAAGGAATGCCCAGACATAGTGCGGACTTGGGAAGCGCTGTATTTGCCTTGCGCGATTAAGGCATTTAAAAAACATCTGAAAGAATATGAAGGTTCAAATCACAATGGCGGACTTCCCGCCTGACAAGAAAAACTGCGCCAACTGCGAGCACAGGGGCGGCGGATGTCCGAGAAAGTCGAAGCGGTTCCCGAACGGCAATGTCATCGGTTCGCTTGGAGTGGTGAGCGGCATCATCTACTGCTGCCCGAATTACGAAGGGAGGCTGGAATGAGCAGGATACTCAGACCAGATGCGCCGCTTGACATGGACACGCAGGCGAGGCTGCTGGAACAGCTGCTCTCCGTGATGAGTGAGGAGGGTGTTGATGTGCTGGAGTTCGGCATCCACCACCTCATCCAGTCGAAGACAAGCGAAGTGAAGAATGGAAACGAACTCACAATAACGTTAAGGTATAAGAAAAAATGAGGAAGAAGAAGGTGAGGGTGAAGCAGTGCACGATCTGCGGTGAGATGAAGCCTCTGGGCGATTTCTACATGCAGAATAAGAAGCGTGGGAAATTGCAACCCAAAGCGTGTTGCAAGCAGTGCGAGCTGAGGGTCCAGCGCGAGCGATACAGAAGGATGCACCCGCTTGGAGTGACCTATGACTTGGAGACGGGCAAGGCGTGGCGGAGGACTGGCAGGAGCAGAAGGATTGAATGGACGGCCCAGATGCTGTCTGACCTGAGGCGGCTGTTCGCAAGGACGAAGAACGAGGAGCTGGCTGGGATTCTCGGTGTCGGCGTGAGGACTATGGTGAGAAAAGCCCGCGAGCTGGGACTGGAGAAGGACGGCGAATGGCTGAGCGGGATGTGGAGAGACCATGTGAGGATGGCTCACATGATGAGCCGTGCGCTGGGCTATCCCGGGAGGATCATGCCCGGTGAGCACAGGAACCCAGACGGTGAGTACAAGGCTGGTTGTGTTCATTCGGAGGAGGATCGCCGAAAAATCAGCGAGGGCAACAGGCGGAACTGGATGCTCCACAGGAGTGAGCGAATGGCGAAGATAAGAAGGACGAGAGGACTGAACGATGAAGAGAAGGCTGCCTTTGTATCTTGACTGCACTCCGATGACCCGCCAGCAGGTGTGCGTGTGCTGCCATGCGGTGAGAGGTTGCAAGGGTTGCTGCAAGACCTGCCATAACGAGTGCAACAGCGGTCACGACTGCGAGCATGAGGTGAATCCTGATGGGATGGATTCGGTGTGGTGGAACAGCATCGTGCGGGCGATGAGAGATGACATGATATACGATTCACAGCCTGACCACCTGAAGAGGTGGCTGGACAAAATAATGGCTTATGAAAGTGACTTATACAAGGATCAGGGTTGACGGCGATGTTGAGGTGACGGAGGACGTGCCTCAGAGTGACCTTGACCTCATTGCCGAGGCTGAGAAGATGGAGTGGGGGCAGATCGCCTTCCGCCACATGGAGGACGAGGCTCAGACGGAGTGGGCGAAGAGGCGGATACACTCCATGATGGTGAGGGGCTACCGCAGGGAGGAATCCCGGTGTGGATGCTTGTGATTGATATACCCGACCGCTGGCTGTCAGTGTAGTTTAAGGGTTTTAACGTGTGTTTGTTTCGGCACGCTGGCGGTCGGGATTTTGTTTAACTTTAAATTGTGAAGATTATGGAATTGCTGACGGTTCCTGGCGTGCCGAACTACAGGGTTGACGTTGAGAATGGTGTCGTATATAAGATGGCGTACGGAAGGCTGATGGAGGTGAACATGCGCTCAAAGTACAAGTCGTTCACCATACAGGTGGGTGGAAGGACTGTTGGCACGACACTGTACAGGATGATGTACTGCGCCATCAATCAGATAGAACTGACGAAGATACCGTCTGACATCTGTATCAGCATGGAGGATGGAAGGCTGGTGGTGCAAGACCGCGGTATGGTGAGAGCGAAGACGGAGGTGGCGAAGAAGAGGACGGCTGAAAGATTGGAGCAAGTGAAGGCGAGCATGGATTTGATTGAGCGGTATCACAAGGGCGATGTAGAGCCGATGCTTGACTATCTTGGCAAGGTTGAGAAGGCTTTGGTGTTGCACTTTATGGATGTCAGGGGGATATGCCGTGCGCGGTCAGAGATAATTGTCGGAAACGCGGTAAACCTGTATCTTGACGAGCTCAAGGAGGGTGTGGCATCCTTCTCTATAAAGAAGAGTGTGATGAGCCTTGCGTATAGCGAGAATGAGAAGATGAAAAGGGCGATTAAGATGAATAAGCAATATGTTTTTAACCAATTGTATAAAACGACGAATTATGATTTGTGCGCAATGTAAATTTTACCAGAGGGGCAATGGGTATTGCTCACTGAGAGACCAGGACTTTGCTCCACACGCAGGATGTGACAAGGGCAGGAGCAAGTGGGATGATGAGGACGAATGCTTCTCGGACGATGAGGACGAGGATGGTGACTGGGATGATTGAGCTGGTCACGAAAAAGATTTCGTGAGCAAAAAAACGAAGTAAACGATGAAATAACCATTATAAAGATTAAGATTATGGAACTGAAAGACTATACAGAGGAACAACTCAAAGCGGAATTGAAGCGAAGAGTTGAATTAAGGAAAGCACAAAAAGCAGAAGAAATGAAAACTGCCAAAAGGTGTAGGAATTGTAAACATTGCCAAAACTTTGATAAAGGTTGGTACAACTATTACGAATGTATGGTGAGGACTTACGGCAAAAAACGTGTTTTCCACTATTCGGTGAGGTTGAGCCAAAAGGCTTGTGATAAGTTTGAACGAAAAGAAGATGTTGAACTTAATGATTGATTGATATGGAAAAAGAAGATAAAGAACTATTGTTTAAAGACTTGTGTGCAAGATTGCCTTATGGAGTAAAATGCCAATTTGAGGACACCGCAAGAATAACAGATGGAGAAAGTAACCAATTTTACGATTATATACTGTCTGCAAGACACTTAGATTTATTTATAAATCTTAAAAACTTCTACGTCAAGCCCTATCTCCGTACGATGTCTTCAATGACAGAGGAAGAAAAAATTTATATTAACTATAAATGGGATGCTGATGATTGCGGAAATATGATGGCATTTTCATCTTATGAAGGAGGCGTTTCCGAAATAGAACTTGCAGATATTATCGGATTTCAAGATTGGCTCAACAAGAATATGTTTGACTATCAAGGACTTATTGAGAAAGGTCTTGCCATTGAAGTTACAGAACAAAACAATCCTTATAAAGATTAAAATTATGGCACAATACATTGATAAAGCCAAAGTGGTAGCGGAGATAGAGAAAATAAAACATAAGTTACTCGACAATATAATATGTGAAAGCGATAAGGAGTGGGCAATTCGGACAGCGCATCAACTCAATAGAATTATTTGGTTCATCAACACTCTTGAAGTAAAGGAGGTGGATTTGGAGAAAGAGGACTGCAAAAGGCATTGTTAAACTTTAAATTTTAATTTATATGAATTACGAAAATAAATATAAGGAACTGGAAGGTAAGATAAAAAAAGCTTACTTGTACGCACAAACTGACAGCACAAAGGCTGTGCTGGAGGACATTCTGCCCGAACTCAAAGATAATGATGAAAGGATAAGGAAAGAACTTATTCGATTTATCCAAATGGAGGTTGAGGACGAAATAGTAGGGAACAAATGGCTTGCTTGGCTTGAAAAGAAAGAGTCAGTTGAAGAAATTGTGGCAAGATGCAAAGACTCTTGGTACAATGAAGGAAAGATTGCTGGAATGGCTGAAGGTCTAACTGATGATGAAAAGTATCAACAGGGATGGCATGATGCCATCGAAAAGAAAGAAGAAAGGTTTGACAATGCTAATAAAGTTGAACCAAAGTTTAAGGTTGGTGATTGGTTGTGCGAAAATGAACCAAACAATTATGCTCGATTCATACAAATACTTGAAATAGTCAATGTATTAGGTAAAGAAAGATATAGAATTTCAAGAGATTTTCATAATGATGAAGATATAGTTGAATTTGACTTTGCAGAAAAGTATTATCACAAATTTGGTATTGCTGATGCCAAGGATGGTGATGTGCTTTATTCTTTAGATAGTAAACAGCCTTTCATTTTCAAACATAGAAAAACCCATGAACAAGCAGAAGTGTATTGCGGTATTAACATCTATGGCAAGTTCTTTGTCGGGAATACTAAAGATTGTATTATTACGACTGACAAATACATTCCAGCCACCAAAGAACAGCGTGACAAACTGCTGAAAGCAATGGCTGATAAGGGATGGCAATTTGACTTTGAAAAGAAAGAGTTGAAGAAGGTTGAGCAAAATTCTGCTTGGAGTGAAGAAGATGAAAGGATAAGGAAAACATCTATTTCCTTTCTAAAACACTATGTTGATAAAGGCTATGAAAATGCAGTAGAATGTATTGACTGGCTCAAATCCCTTAAAGATAGAGTTCAACCACAACTAAAGCACGAATGGAGTGAAGTGGAGCATCTTTCTACCGATTTGTCAGAACCTCAAGTTATTATTGAAGACCATTATACGGAATAAAGTTATGGAAGCACCAGAGAAGATTTATTTATTTGAAAATCCGATTGATAATACACCTGATGATAGGTGGTTATCTAAAAAGTACTGTAACGATGACATTGAATACATCCGCACTGATGCCTTTATTGAGAAGGCTTGTGAGAATCTAAAGAAGTTGATGTATGATAACCTTATGTTTCAAGGTAGATTGCATCGTGAAGAAGTTATTAACAGCTTTGTTGAAGATTTCAAAAATTATATGAAAGGAGGTGAGGAATGATTGCCATTAAAGAACTGAAAAAAAAGGCGAAAGAAATCCTTGCACCGCTTGAAGGTTTGACGGTGGGTGACGGAATCAACGCTATGACATTGGCGTTGTCATGGATGATTGAATCCAGTGTCGAGAAGGAGGAACATGGCGAATGTGTTGAGAACATAAAAGAGTTGCTGAAGCTGTTGATTGTGGAAGGAGGTGAGGAATGAGTGAGAAAGCAATGAACCGAAAGGAAATAGATTTAATGCGACTATATAACAGAGTGCTTAACACATTCGGAGTGGTGAACCAAACATTCATGCTGGTAGAAGAATGCGCTGAGTTGCTTAACGCCGTGGCGAAGATGAAACGTGGAAGGGCAAAAAAGGAAGATATAATCACTGAACTTGCTGACGTGTCAATTATGGTAGAGCAACTTGCATTCTTCTATGGTTGGGAAGATTATAAAGAAGAAAAAGAACGGAAGCTGACAAGGCTTGAAGATAGAATCAATCACCACACGAAGAAAGGAGGTGATGAATGAAGAAAATTTATTTTACTTTGGCTGAAAATGATGCCTATTATGATGGGTATGATGACGGGCATTACAATGGTTATATTGAGGCTGTTGAGAAAGCCGTGGAGTGGTTGAAAAATCACAATGACTATATTGACGTAAAAGAGGGCAATGTTACTTATTTCGATATGGAAAAATGCGTTAAGGATTTTAGAAAAGCAATGAAAGGAGGTGAGGAATGAAAAAGTTAGGACTTATTTTAATTTGTTTAATGTTATTTTCTTGCTTTAAGAATGAACAAGAATATCAAGAAAAAATGGAGGACTGGAAAAACTACGCAGTCATTGTTATTGACAGCTGCGAATATATAGTTAAATCATCGGAACGTGGGAATAAAGGGTACGGATATATGGCACATAAAGGCAATTGCCGTTATTGCAATGAAAGGAGGTGAACAATGAATAGGATTAGTTGCGAGAAGTATCTCCCTTGGACGACTACGAGCGGTGGGGAAATTAACGATGCTTGCGTTGACCGTGAGAAGCGGATAATCAAGCGATGCGACGGTTGCATT